GGATTTCCCCGGGCCTCGGACCTTGGTTCTTGGCTGTGCAGTCCAGTTCCCACTTAGCCATCGGACTTCTCCCCCGCCACTCTTACAAGCACTCCTTTTTTGATCACGGACCCGTACTGGTGCTTCAGAATGGCCTGAACCAAAGCCAAAGCCACGTCGGGGTCGAGCGCTACCACCTTGCTTTCGTGGTGGCCTACGGCAAGCCAGAGATGATACCCATCGTCGGACAGGTAGACACCGTCGCCAAGGTGTCCGAGCTCTTTGTATTCAGTCATTGTCGTCCTCCTCTTCGTCGTATCCATCGTCCTCGATCTGCCCCGTGCCGCCGCAGTTTTCGCAGGTGTCCTCGTACTCCTCGATGAAGCCCACGTCGCGGCCGACATTGTGGCTGTGGACGCGCTCGTAGAGCACCGAACCTTGGCCCTCGCACTCCGGGCAGGGTTTGTAGCGTGGGTGTAGGTGGGTCATGCGTGAAACTCCTCTACGCCAAAGTCCTCTCCGCCTATCACCGCGAAGGCGAAGTCGTCAGGGTGGTCAGCCTTGAACCGCAGCGCGGCCTCAAGCTTGGTTGGGCAGGAATAGACCTCGTAGGCTAAGTTGAGGTCCTCGTTCATCCAGATGAAGAGCCAGCGCATCAACCCACCTCCCAGCCCAGCACGGCAGCGTAGCCCTTGATCGCTTCGATCAGCATTTTCATCTGGGCCTCACTTTCGACCGCAATGATGTCCCCTTCCTGCTGAACAAAAATCATGGTCGGCTCGTACTGCACATAAAGCTCCAGTCCGATAGCCGAATCAGTTCGGCCGATTTTCGTGACTTGCGGAACATAAGCCCCCCGGAAAGCCTTGGACTTCCGCTGTAGGGCACGAATAAACCTGCGCGTGGCAATAGCCCCCGGCAGGAGAACAATATCGCCCGTCCAATTATTTTCTTGGATTTCTGTAAGCGAGACACTCTCCGGCCAACCGCCCGACTCCTCCCGCATGGAGACCTCAAGGCGCAAACTCCCATCACCAGCGTCAACGATGGTTCTCGAATCCCTGTCCATCACACGCCCTCCGACTTGGGCTTGGAGTAGGACCAATAAACGTCCTCGCCTTCCTTGTGGGCGCAGCCGCTGCGGATGTTGTCAGGGAACACGCTGGCCTTGCGGCAGTCGCAGTTCTCGTCGTCGCAAGCGTTGACGTACACGTCCTCTTCGGCAGCGTTGGCTTCCCGAATCGCTGCCCACAGCTGTTCCCGCAGCTCCGCGCGGCGCAGGTAGAAGGTCATCTCGCCCACGTCCCGGAAATTGGGGTAGCCGCTGCCGCTCAGGTCCATGTCGTTGTCGAGGCAATCGATGGCCGTCTGTGCGTACTCGATAGACATGGTGATGGTGATTGTTTTGTTTGACATCTCAGTTTTCCTTGCATTTGGTTTCATGGTGGGCAGTGAAGTCATAGCGCTTGCGCCAGACATAAATGCTGGCAACGCAGACATTGTGGGTGTCGGCAGCGGCCTTCACGCCCATGATCTCCGCATCCTGCAAAACAAGCAGGCGCGTCGAATGGTCTAGGCCATAGTCTGGATGGGGGATGTCGATCATCGCACGGCCCCCTAGCTGTAGTACGGACGCTTGAGGGGGTAATGCGTCGCAGGCATCGCCTCCGTGGTGCAGCGCACCGTCAGCCTGTCGTCCCAGTGAGACCGAGCCTTGTTCTCAGCCTCGACCAAAGTCCAGAGCTCCTCCTGATAGCCCCGCGCCGCAGCGTAGTCGTCGAAGAAGCGAATGCGCGCGTGGTTCACCAACTGCCCGGCAGCGTAGTACCAGCCACCCTCCTCAGGGCCACCATAAATCCGGTCATCGGTGTAAACAGCCACAGACCACCATTCGGCGTTAGGGCAGTCTTCAGCGTCGAGGGGCTCAGCACGGACATACACGTCGCCAATCTTGGCCATCGGACCTTGGTCCTGATCGTGCTCGATGTCGTGCTCGTCAAATCGATAGGTGTCGCCGCCGATCTTCGCAACGTAAATCTGGCGCGTCTTGCTCAGGTACTGCATGTGATCTTCCTTTCTTGTGAGTGTGGTATTGTGTGAAGGATACAAGTATGAGGGGGTGGGTGTCAACTGGGTTCTTGGTGGGGTGGGCCTCGGACCTTGGACCTTGGACCTTGGACCTTGGACCTTGGACCTTGGTTCTTACAAAAAACTGTAAGGGTTGACGTGCGGATGCTGAAATGCTAAGTATATGAAATCACGACAGAAAAAAGAGCCGCCATATACGTTTTTTACACTTCGCCCCCCTCGAAAAGGGCGTTTTGTAAAGGACGTGTAATGGCGTTTTGTCTATTGTTTTCAGTGGGTTGGAGGCCAAAAAGAGGCTGAAAAAGAGGCTATAGGACTTTTTAGGGGTCTCTATGTTTGGTTTATGACTTCACATGGGGGTGTGTTATGAGTAAAAAGTGTAAGTGAGATTGGAAGAAGTTAATAGAAACAATGAGATACAGGGAAGTAGTCAATACAGTTCATTTACATCTAACCTTTTTGGGGGTCTTTGCTTTTTTTCAAACGTAAGGGGAGACCCCTAAAACTTCCTACTGCTCTCCCTCTTGACGATCTGCCCTGCCTTGAGGCATCGATAAAGGTAGTGTTTTGTCAGGAGGACCCATGGTCGCCCCGTCTAAGAATCGCCCTGCCGCCGCCGCCGTGAAAGGCGGAACCGTTGCCCGCATTGAGGAGGAGCACGGAAGGGTGCTCACAGAGCGGCAAAAGACCTTTGCCGAACTCTTCGTGGAAGGCGTCTATAGCAACGCCGAGTGCGCCCGAAAGGCTGGATTCAGCCACGATGTGGCCCACATCTACTCTGCCAAGCTGCTCAATGGCAGCGACTTCCCCCATGTGGTGGAATACATCAAGGAGCTTCGCGAGGCCAAGGAGCGCAAGTATGGCGTGACCACCCTTGGCCAGCTCGAGCGTCTCTACAACCTGTCACGCGGTGCCGAAGCGGCCAAGCAGTTCTCCGCTGCCATCAACGCCGAGAAGCTCCGCAGTGCCCTTGGTGGCCTGACAACGGATCGCCGCGAGACGCTCAACCGCATTGAGAACATGAGCCGCGACCAGATCATGGATCGTCTGGTGGAGCTTCAGCATAAGTATCCCTTCTTGCGCGATATCACACCGAAGGAGCCTGCCGATGGGGCCGGAAGCTAAGCTATGGAAGACCCTGAAGCCTCTTCTTGAGGCCGAAAAGTGCATGACGACACGCATTGAGAACCGAAACGGCGGCGGTTTGCCGGATGTTGACGTCTCTTCACCTGTTGGAGCGTTCAAGATCGAATTGAAAGTAGTTGAAAAAATTTCGGTCCGGCTCTCAGATATGCAAATTGCTTATAATACACTGCTGACCCATAAGCATGGGTTATCATTCATCTTGGCAGAGGTCCCAGCTCGTCCCAACCCTTTGCAAAATGCAAATCCCTTTTTGCAAATTGCAAACTTGCAAAGTCCCGAGGACCAAGGTCCGGGGTCCGAGGAGCTCGGGTCGGGGTCGGTCGGGTCGGGGGCATCGGGTCGGGGCAATCGGGTCGGGTCGGGCCGTGGACCTCGGACCTTGGTCGGGTCGGGTCGGGACAGGTACTATTTGTGGCACGGTCGGGACGCGGTGGACGTTGGTCGGGTCGGGCTTCGGGCCGAGGCATTGGCGTCGGGGTCGAGCCTGTCGGACTTGGTGCAGGTGATGCTGGCGGTGTGCCGGGCGCATCATGTGGCGCTGTTGGAAAAGGGCCCCGGGCGCTAGGCCCGGGGCAAGGTGGCCGCGACCGGCGGAAAGGGTCGCGGCTTGGCAATTCATGCATAGGCCTTTCCGTTGCCATGGGCCACGATGGCCACGGACTTAGGCGACCGGGTCGCTTGCCCGGCGCAAAGTCGGCAATCGGCGCACGTGGTACGCTTGCCCGCTTCGGCGGATGCGGGACAAAGGACCTCGCGCGCCGGGTCAATTTCTGCGACGTCGCGGATGATGCGGAAGGTCCGGCCGTCTTGCGCCCAAACGTGCTTTGCATCGGCAAGGCTTTCCACCGATGCCATGGCATAGGTTAGGGCGTCCGGCGCGGATTTGAATTGATGCGTGTAAGCGGTCCAGCCCTTGGCGCGCATTGTCAGCGCTTCCCATACATGGGCAGGAACCGCGGCCGGGTCGCCATAGGTGCCGATGCGTACCATCCGGCCATATCCTAGCGCCGTGGTATCCTCGTAATGGGTCGCGTCCGGATAGACGCCGCGAACGTGCGACCGATACACCAGCGCGGGGCCGTGAATCAGGGTCACATAGCAGGCGCGCCCGTCGGCTTGGCCCTTGCCTTTGGCGGCATTGGCCACGCCGCGCAAGGGGCAAGCGCCGCAGATTGCCGCATCTGCGCCCGTGCGGGATGCCGTGACCGGGTCCATATCGTCCCGAATGATGTAGGTTTGAACCATTGCGCCCGTCTTGCGGTTGCGCGCGGAATATGTGGCGATTGCCACGATTGGCGACCCGTCCAAGAGGCTAGGCCCGCGGTAGATGATTCCGTTTTCCATTCTTGCCATTCCTTTATTGTGTCGGGTCTCCGCCCGTATGCATGGCATATCATGGAACGGGTCGGGATACAATAGGATAAATCGGGTCGGGTCGGGTCGGGTCGGGTCGGGTCGGGTCGGGTCGGGTCGGGTCGGGTCGGGGTTCAATGTTAAAGGCCCGCGCGCGGGCGGGCCTTACAGGGACAGGGACAGGGACAGGCGGCCGGGCGGCCGGGGGTGGCGGGCCTTGCGGCCCGCCGGGTCAATCGTCCTCTTCCCACGCCTCAAACACGGCGCGCCCGGAGTGTCCGCCGTTCAGGTCGCGCAGGTCATAGTGTCCTTCCGACCCCTCAAAAATCACGTCGGCCAGCGCCCGCAAGATGCGGGCGGTCTCTATCCCGTGCATGCCGTCCTGAAAGGCCGCGCCTTCGCTGCTGATCTGCAAGTCTAGTTTAACGCGCATTGCTCACGCCCCCTTGCTTTGTTCGATAAACGCCGTCAGGTCAGCAATCGCCGCCGTGTATTCGCCGCGCTTGTAGGGCTTGCCCGTCAGGTTCGCCGCCTTGTTCAGAAGGCCCCCACGGGTCAGGGGCGCGCGGGGTTGCCCGCCCAGCGCAACCATTCGCAGATGGGCGCGGGTAAACATAGCCTGAACGTGCGGGGATGCGGGGTCTGTTATTGTGTAGGTCATGCCATTGTCCTTTTCGTTGTCGCGCGTGGTGCACGGGATGCCTGCCCCTTGCGGGGCAGGTCACCGATGCATCAGGCCTTGGCCAAGTATTCGGCGGGCGTTGGGATGTATCCGATGGGAATGCCCTTGCCGTGCGCGGCCAGCCATTCCGGCTCGGCGGCCACTAGGCGGCCAAGGTTCACGACGTCGCGACGGTAAGTATCGCCGCCTTCGAAGTCGCCGTAGGTGTAGGGCGACTTGGCCCAAACAAACCAACGTGCGTAGGCGTCCCCGGCTTCATTCTCTGGAAGCTTGTAGGTTTTGCAGACGTGCCACGTCCAGCCCTGCCCGCCGCCGGATGCATAGATTGCGTAGGGCGTATTGACCGGGCGCGACTTGCCGAAGGGATTCTTTGCCATTGTGTTTCCTTTCATGTGACGGGCACCGTGCCCGGGGGGATAGAGTAGCATGGACCAACATGAGACGCAATAGGATTGATCGGGTCGGGCGTCTCGGGTCGGGTCGGGTCGGGTCGGGTCGGGGCCTTATCATTCGCGGCCCCCGCGCCGCGCCTGTCACTGATACAGGGACAGGATCAGTGACAGATAGACTTGATCCACCGATGGGTGGATCAGGGGCCTTGCGGCCCCTGCCCGTCACTTCCACTTGAAGCGGTGCTCGACCCGCTCCCGCTTGTAGGCGTCCCAGACGTCTTCGCCCCATTGCGTGATCACGTCGCCCTTGGGCCAGCGGAATTCTTCGATCAGCGTTGGCTTGCGTTCCGCCAGTCCGGCCGCGATTGCCTCGGCCTCGATCTCGGCCGCCTTGGTCTGGAGCTGCTTGATCTGGTCCTTGAGCTTCACGTGTTTGATGTGCAGTGCGTGCATGTCCTTGGTCCTTTGTTGGGGGGCAGGGCGCAAGCGCCCTGCCCGGTTGCCTTACAGATCGTCCGGAAGCTTGGCTTTCTCTGCCAGCATCTTGGCTTCATAGGCCATTGCGTCTGCCGCCTTGGCTTGTGCCTCTGCCAGCTTGCGGATCATGTCCCGCGCCTTCCAGCCTGAGATGCCTTCGATGTTGGCGTTGAGCGCCTTGGTCAAGAGGCTGCGAAGATCAGCGAGATCGCCGATGGACAGATCGAACACCGTGTTCGCCTGATCCGTGTCTGTGTAGCGGTATTGCATTGCCTTCTCCATTGTTGACACGCTGCCTTCTGCCTCGTGTAGATACACGATACAGCATGGCACACCATGGCACAACCTATCTTTAGTATATACCCTATGGGTCCCTTGGGACCAAAAGATATCGGTCGGGATATCTAAAAATAGGGGGGCACCCCCCTTGACACGGGGGCCGTCGCGCGCGCCCCGCCCTCCCACCC